ACCGGCTGGCTGAGGAGTTCGGCGAGGATCATGTGATCGCCTGGGCGACAACGCGGGCGACTCAGATGGGGTCGGCGCTGGACCGGTTGCACACGGACCTGATGAACGGCACCTGCTGGCATGACGCGGACATTCTGGCGGCGGAGCATTACGGCAACGTGTACGTGAAGATGAAGGGCCCGTACCGGCTGGTGCGCAAGGAGAACCCGAACAGCGCCCGCAAGATCGACTCCGTCGTCGGGGACGCGCTGGCCTACGAGGCTCGCGCTGATGTGCTGGCGAGCGGCTGGTCCCCTGAGGATGAGCTGGGTGGAATTCTGTGTTTCACGTGATCGAGGAGGGGTGACCTGTGGTGCTGTCTGATGATGAGTTGGCGATGGTCGCCCGCCTGGACAGGAAGATCCGGGTGGCACGCAACGGCCGCCGTGGTAAGCACTGGTTCCGTGGGCTGGATCTGCTGGAGAGGTACTACGACGGGGAGCAGCGGCTGATCCAGATGGGTCTGGCCGTCCCGCCTGAGCTGCGGCAGTTTGAGACGGTCGTGGGGATCCCGGCGATGGCTGTGGATGAGACGGAGCGCCGCCAGTCCCTGAAGTCGTTTCAGCGGTCCGGCAACGAGGCGGACGACAAGGAGCTCCGGGAGGCGTGGGAGTTCAACAACCTGGACTCTCAGGCCAGTCTGACGCACAAGGACACGAGGATCTACGGCCGGGGGTTTGTGGCTGTCTCGACGAACGACGAGGACGCGGAGCATCCGCTGATCACTCCCCTGTCGCCGAAGGACGTCGGGGTGCAGATCGATCAGCGGCATCGTCGGATCGCCGCCGCCCTGAAGGTGTTCAAGCGGGACTCCTCCGACTCGGAGCGGTCGGCGATGCTGTATCTGCCCGATGCGACGGTGGAGCTGGTGCAGCGGTCCGGGACGTGGTCCGAGGTGGATCGGGATGATCACCGCCTGGGCGCCGTGCCGATCGTCATGTTCCTGAACAAGCCGAAGACCGGCGAGTTCCACGGGCATTCTGAGATGAACCCGGTCATCGGCCTGACGGATTCCATCTCGCGAATGGTCACCAACATGCAGGTCGCCGGCGAGATTGCGGCGATTCCACAGCGGTGGATCACCGGAGCCTCGAAGGGCGACTTCATCGACAAGAACGGCAAGCAGCTCCCCGTCTGGGAGGCCTACTTCACGGCGATCAAGGCGATCTCGAACAAGGACGCGAAGCTCGGCCAGTGGTCGGCCGCCGATTTGGCGAACTTCACCGGAGCCGTGAACAACATGCTGTCCTGGTGTGCCGCAGTCCTGGGTCTGCCGACTCGGTATGCCGGGCAGCAGGCCGTGAACCCGGCGTCCGAGGGTGCGATCATCGCCGATGAGGCGCGGCTGATCAAGAACGTCGAGCGCATGAACTCGCTCGACGGCGACTGCTGGTCGTGGGTGATGGCCCTCTATGAGCGGTTCCGCACCGGGGCGTGGCCGATCCAGAACAGCATCCGGGCCCTGTGGCACGATCCGGCTACGCCGACCTATTCGCAGCGCGCCGATGCGGTGCTGAAGCTGCACTCCGGGAATTCCCCGATCCTGTCGCGTGAGGGCGCCTGGGATGAACTCGGCTGGTCGGAGGAGCGCAAGGCGACCGAGCGCCGGTACTTCGAGGCTGAGCGCTCCGACCCTGACCTGCAAGCGTTCTACGAGGCGGTGAGCGGTCGTGGCCGCACCTCTGGCGACGGTCAGTGAGCTGTACCGGCAGGTGCAGTTGCTGGCGGACGTGACGGAGGGGCTGGCGCGGTCTCGGTGGCGTCCGGGCGGCGGTGACTGGCTGGCTGGATGGCAGAAGCGGCTGCCCGAGGTGGCCGGTGCTGTCTCGATGGCCCAGTCGACGGCGGCAGGTCTGGCGAACGACGCCGCCGATGATGTGCTGTCGGGCTACGGCATTCCGCAGTCGCCGCGGGCGGATCCGTTGGGGTTCGCCGGGTGGATGCAGCCCGACGAGTCGCCGTGGGCGGTGCCGCTGGTCGACGCCATGGGCGATGCCCCGGTGATCGTGGCGCGTCGCACCGCGGGTGACGCCGGTCAGATGCTGTCGGCCGGCCGGGACATGGTGGGCGTCCTGGCGCGCACCGCTGTGGCGAATGCGGCCCGCATGGCCATGGAGGCCCGGATTGCGGGCACCAAGCATTGCTCCGGGGCGTTCTGGGAGCCGGCGCCGTACTGCCAACGCTGCGCGGTGATCATCGGCAAGAGCTTCGCGCTCGGCCATGAATGGCAGCGTCATCCTCGCTGTGACGGTCAGGTGATCCCCGTGCCGGACGGACGCGATGTGCCGTGGCCGGGCGCCGACGAGTCTGACATCTCGGATCTGACGCTCGACCAGAAGAAGGCCATCGAGGACGGCGGCGACTTGAATCAAGTCATCAATGCCCATTCGGGGGCCCGCGGCGGCAAGCGCGACTACCGGTCACCGCTGTACGCCAACGGCACGAAGACCTACGCCGGGGTTGGCCGTCGCCACAATGACGGCACCGCGAAGAGGGTGCGGCTCACCCCGAAGGGCATCTACCGCATGGCCGGCGACGATCGGACCATGGCGAGGGATCTCCTCTCCAAGTACGGCTACATCCTGTAGCCCCCCAGTTCTCCCGTGGCGGCGATTGCCCGGGGTATCCATCCGAGCGAATCGGAGCAACACCATGCCAAACCCTGCCAACAGTGCGCCTGCAGCCTCCCAACAGGAGGCCAACAAGACCCCTGAGTCGGCCGGCCAGAATCCCCCGCAGGAGCCCGGCAAGGGCCCCGACGCCGAGGGTGAGGAGCCGCTCGGCGAGTCGGGCCTCAAGGCTCTGCATTCGGAGCGTGACGCCCGTAAGGCCGCCGAGAAGCGCGCGAACGATCTGGCCGCGAAGGTCAAGGCATTCGAGGAAGCGAACCTGACGGATCAGGAGAAGCAGACCCGCGAGCTGACCGAGCTGCGGACCGAGACTGCCGGGCTGCGTGACCAGATCGCCCGCCGGGACGCCTGCGAGGCCGCCGGGATTCCGGCGTCCTGGGCGAAGCGGCTCGCCGGATCGAATCTCGATGAGCTCACCGCGGACGCGAAGTCTATCGGAGGCCAGCTCGGCGCGGCAGCCCCGCGCACCCCGAAGCCCGACCCGTCGACCGGTCTCACCTCCCACGAGGATGCCGGATCGTCTGTGTCGGCCGGCAGGGACCTGTTCAAGAACCGACATTCCAAGAAGGAGTGACAATGCCTCATCTCAAGATCGAGAGGTTCGGCGGCGACGATATGTCGTGGCTGGCCTCCGGGCACGGGATCCGCAATGCGCGGACCGGAACCATCGACATCTCAGCCTTCGCGAAGGTAACCCACTACCCCGACGGCTTCCTGCCGTCGGGGCTTCCGGTGAACGCCGCCGACGAGGGCGCCATCAAGCCGTGGACCGACAAGGACGGCGAGCAGCTCGGCTTCCTGCTGTTCAACGTCGGCACTGACGGCGTGGAGGACGTCCCCGCCTCTGTTCTGCGCCACGGCCTCGTGAAGACCGGCAAGCTGCCCGGCGGCGCCTTCACTCACGCCGCCGGCAATGCGGGCGGCTTCACCTTCATCGGAGGGACTGACTGATCATGGCTCTGTGGACTGACATCATCGAGCCCGCCGAGCTGACGGGCTACATGCGCGCCTCCCTGGAGGACTACGAAGCCTCGCAGGGGTCGCTGGCTCAGTGGCTGCCCAACGAGACCGTGCCGGACATCTCGGCCCGCTTCTGGAAGGGCGAGGCAGGGCTGGTCGACGAGGCCCGCTTCCGTTCCTACGATGCGGAGATCGAGATCGGCGGTGGCGCGAAGGAGGAGCGGGTCACCATCGACCTGCCCGCCGTCGGCCTCAAGAACGTCGTCTCCGAGTACCGGCAGCTGAAGCTGCGCAACGCCCCCGAGGAGGCGATGCGCAACAGCATCCTCAAGGAGGCCGACCGGATCGTTCGCGGCGTCGCCGACCGCATCGAGCGGACCCGAGGCGTGGTGCTGAACACTGGCAAGGCGACAATCTCGCAGTCGAACTTCAAGATCGACGACGACTTCGGGCGTGATTCCGCGCTGACTCTGACGGCTCCGGCTCTGTGGTCGGAGACCGACACCGACGCGCTGGGGCAGCTGGACACGTGGCGTCAGCTGTACGTCGACAAGAACGGCGAGGAGCCGGGGGCGATCCTCATGTCGCGCCGGGCCCTGTCGGCCCTGTCGCGACTGGCACAGTTCAAGCCTGTCCTGTCGGGCACCGGTCAGCGTCCCGCCACCCAGGCGGACGTGCTGGCCCTGCTGGACGCCTACGGGCTGCCGCCGGTGTCGCTGTACAACCGGCGCACCAAGACCGGCCCGGTCCTGCCCGATGATCGGGTGCTGATGCTCCCGGCCGCAGGCGCGAACCAGCTGGGCGCCACCTACTGGGGTGAGACCCTCAGCTCGGCCGAGGAGACCTACGGCATCGCCGTGGAGGACGCCCCCGGCCTGGTGGCCGCCGTGTACCGCGGCGAGCAGCCCCCGCACATCGCCGAGGTGCTGTGCGACGCGATTGCTCTGCCGGTGCTGGCCAACGCCAACCTGTCCCTGTCGGCGAAGGTGCTGTGATCATGGCGGCCATCATCAAGGCCGCCACTGTGGTCACGCATCCCGTCACCGGTGAGCCGGTGGCCCTCAAGGCGGGTGATGAGTGCCCGGACATCCTGTCCGGGCTGATCACCAACCCTGAGGTGCTGAACCAGCCGAAGGCGGCGCGGCGCCGCAGGGCCAAGGATGACGACCGGGAGGGCTGACCTGTGCTAGTCGTCACGGCCGATGACATCGGCGTCGAGCTCGGACGGACGCTCACCGAGGCGGAGCGCAAGCAGGCCGATAAGTGGATCGCCCAGGCGCTTGCCATCATCACGAAGAAGGTCGGGGACATCGCCCGGCTGGATCCGGAGATGGTCGAGTACGTCGCGGTGCAGATGGTGGCGGAGCGATTCCGCCGCCCTGCCGACGGTGCCACCCAGGTGCAGGTATCCGTCGATGACGCGTCGAGCCTGCGACGGTTCGACACGTCGGCGAAGGGGCTTGTGCTGCGTCCCGAGTGGATCGACCTGCTCACCCCGGACGAGGATGCCTCGCAGGCGTTCACGATCCGGCCAGGGGGATGGGGGCCCAGCCGTGCTCGGTGAGGACCTGGCGGCCGAACTGCCACGCCTGCGGGCTGAGGCTGAATCGGCGATGACCGACCACGGAGTGATCGGCACCCTGGAGAGTGACCTCGACCGTGAGACCGGGGAGATTGTCGAGACGGTCGTCCCGGCGTACACGGGCCGCCTGGGCTGCCGGCAGTCGGAGGACAGGCAGCGCGTCGAGTCAGCGGGATCCGAGGTGACTGCATCCCCGGTCACGGTCCGCGCCCCGTGGGACACGCCCGTGCAGCCTGGGATGGTGGTCGTGTTCGACGCCTCGGCGGATCCGCGCCTGCTGGGCGTGCGTCTGCGCGTCTCGGCCGTCAAGGGCGGCACGTGGAGCGTGCAGCGCCGGATCATCTGCGAGGAGGTGCAGGGTGCCGATCAGGACCAACGCTGAGGAGCTGTCCGCCAATCTGGACACCGCGTCCGGCCGCGTCGGGCCCGTCGGGACGAGGGCCATCAGGCAGGCAGCGGACGAGGTGTTGAAGGTGCAGGAGGCGCATGTGCCCGTGCGCACCGGGCGCCTTAAGGGGTCCCTGAACGTGCAGGTCGAGGGTGACGGGCGATCCGGCACCATCATCGCGCACGTGGGCCCCACCGGAGTGCGTTACGCCACCTTCCAGGAGCACGGCACCTCTCGCATGGCGGCTCATCCGTTCGCGGAGCCCGCCACCGAGGAGGCGCGCCGGATCCTCCCCCAGCTGGTCGAGCATGCCGCCGAGGAGATCGCCCGCGATGTATGAGCGTCTCACCTTCGCCGACCTGCTCGACGCGCGCCTCCACACCATCGCCACCATTGACGCCTACGTGCTCGACGATCCGCCCACCAGGCCCGCGAGGGGCTATGTCGTGGCGGACATCAGCGCCGGAGGCGAGTGGGACGCCCGTCTGTCCGACGAGGTGTCGGACGCGCAGGGGGCCTTCGTACTCCGTTGCTGCGGGTTCTCCCGTGAG